GTGGAATTAGGAACTGTAAGTTCATTAACGACATACACTCGCAACATACCATTGGCACGATTGAGTGGAACGATTGGCACATCAATTGTACCATAAGGTACAGAAGTAGCATCTAGGAATGATACTGCTCCCGGTGCTCCTGCAACACAATATGGTTTGTCTGATCCCCAGCCAATTTGAACTGTGAAATCTTTCTCTTCAGCAATATCAATAATGTACGTGTAGTTTGTATTATACTCATTCGATTGGAAACCGTATGGATCATACACAATCTTGATACGTCCTTTATGATAATTTGAAGAAACAACTTGAAATCGATATTTCATCGAACCAAACCAATTGTGGAATGGTAAACCTGCAAACATACAAGCCGGTATATGCATCTCAGGCTCTGCTGATAATGTATTTACGGCCCATGTATATGGGGTAACCTGTGTTTGCCACAACATTTTTTCCGTGGGTGCGGCAACTGCCCAAGAAAATTGCGTAAGATAAGATTCACGCGTGGCTATTGAAGTGATCGTCATTTCATCTACTGGGCCTAAGCCTACTGTTGTCGGATCTACTGTCAATTCTTGTTTTGCGTCCAGAGTCAAACGCTGACAACTATCTGGCACATTGACATTAGCTAAATTGCCCATCACTGTTGGGCGATAATAACTAATATGTTCCAAATTTGTTGGGCGTGAATAACCAAAGGTGGTTGCAATCGAATCCACAGCATTTGCTGCAATTTCGGTTGCTCGTGCATAGTTACCAATGTATGGTGCACTACGCAAACCACCTGCTATTCTTGCCACTACGGACGCTGGTCGCGAAATGATGCCTCTTCCGTATTCATCCTCTGTACCCATTTGTGGCGTTAAGCCACCGGGTTCTGTTGATGTAGGTACGGATAGAGCGACATCCTCAGCCCAAGCAAACACTGAAATGGTAACAGAGTCTGTTGCACCATTGGCATGCTTTAAGCCCTGCAAAGTGTGTATGATTATGTCACCCATTTGTCTCCATTCTGCTTGCGGAATAGAAAGGTAATTATCATACCAAAAATATGGCAATACCATATCACCACCTTGTGATGTCGTTGGATCGAGATATAGATGAGGCCGTTGCGATGCTTGAACAATATCTTGTTCAAAAAACGCACGATCAACTGTAAAGTCGTCCTCATTTGGTAATGGGACATAGGAAGAAATTAATCTCCCATAATGGAAACCATTACCGTTAATCACAAACTTGACATGCAATTTCGCACGCATCAGTGCAAAATTTGAAAGTCTGTTTATGACTCTTG